CCAATTAAACACGCAGATAACGGAAACGTAAGAATGCTCTAGGTGATAATATGCAAGAAGAAACCCCAATTGAAGAAAAGAAAACCCCAACTACAAAATTCGCTGAGTGGCTTATGGCTCGAGCTGAAAAGAAAGAAGCAAAAGAAACATCTCTCGAATCATTGATGAAGTTCAACGTCTTTCTTTCAATTGCTACATTGGTCTCGGTTGCTGGAGCAACTGTGGCAGACTATGTTTTGATGGCTTGGCTTTGGGTTTAATCACCTGTGTGTCTCTCTGGTGAATCCTAGACCTGTCGGATCGTCGCATGGACGACTTCGTATAGAATTGAGGCAACAACATTTGATGCACATTCCATTCCATCGATCTGTCTTCAGCTGAATTAAACATCGTGATTTCAATCTTCGAGTTTCGAGAAGACAACCTTGGCATCTGTAAATTGGCATCATATGAAATTCCTCAACTTGATTACTATATGCCCTTCAACTCTCCAATCGCAATCACAATGTCTTGACCAGGGGCAGCCAAGAACGATCTTCTCATCATCGCCTACTTCCATGTACGCATATTCTTCTTCGGTCATGCGTAATTCATCGAGAGCGCCACGTTCGTTCATATGATTTGCTTCGATGTGAATACGAAGTGCATGAATAAATGGCTCGTACCAGATTGTATTCATTCAAACTCCTCCAGTGTTGTTTGGTTTAATGCCTTGGCAATTATCTCTTCAACATTCCCTTTGTAGTCTGGATCTATTTGCGTCGCATAGTCGATGAGTGTGGAAGCCAAGTGAAGACATGCTTTTCTGTATCGAACGACTCTCATTGCTTGTGTTGCTATATCTTCTTGTAATCCATACGATCTAAGGCCAATTCTAACCCATTGGCTAAAGTTATCCATCTGTGCTGCTATCTGTGCGGTCTCGACCGTGAGGGAGACTTCTTTTCTGACCTTCATTAACCAATCCTAGCAATATTTACTATATCAAATCACCCGTACGGACGGGTGGAAATTCAAAGTTCTTGACGGGTCAAACCAAGGGCTGCGCCCTTCTATTCTGCATAAGCCGACAGCATGCGGACATCCCTATACGTCTCCGGAGGAGGGTCGGCGATATAAGCCGTTTGGCGACTTCGTCGCGAAGATGGGACTACCTGCATGGAAAACGATCTGTCTTTGTTTACCAGTTTAATTTATACACCGGTTTTGACTAGAATTGTTTGGCGGCGGGAACCGGTCTGGTGCTTTGCTAGCAGAAACAACCCGCTGCCACCCCCAAAAAAGAGATGATTTACCATGGCAAAAGGTTCAAACGACGTAATTTTAAGAGACCGACTACAATTTGATATAGACAATGTAGGAAACACAGCACTTGTTTATGGTCGAGTTGATATGAGTGATTATGTTTCAATCGTGGATAACCGTGGATTAGCAATTAAAGAGATCAGATTTCAATTGCGTGTACCATCGAGAACTATTGGTAATTGGCCTCAGTGCATGACCGAGGACGGTATTGGAGCAACAAGAGAAGCATATGTCAAAATTTTTGCTACAACAACCGCATACGAATTGGTTTCTGATGTAGGAATTGGTTCACCCAATGTAATCTGTATTCAAGAAGTTGGATCAACTTTGTATGTAAATGACCCAGCAGGACCCGGTCAAGGTGAAAACTTAGTAACTGAAGTTATCAATTATGGTACTCCAGATTTGCATCCAGAAGGATATGATGTAGTTACTGATCTTCTCATTGGTATTGCATGTTCACAAGTTGATAGGCTACAAAACGAAACTTGTGAGCTCGACGTTATGATTATTGCAGAACCAAAGAAAATCACACAAAAAGATTTGACTCAAATGCTCACACAGGCTCAAGACCTCTGAGGAGGTTTTTAGATGCCTAGAAAGAGAACAAAAGAAGAAGCCTTGGAACGTCTGTTGGATGTTCCTGATGTACCTGGTCTTAAGGGTAAACCTGGTTTAATCAATCGAGCAGCGCGTATAGGTGCTGCTGGACTTATCATGCTTGACCCATTCAATCGATTGGCTGACGACTTCATTACGATCCCAATCCCAATGATTGCCATACCAGCACATGAATCTCATTTGCTTAATGGTTCACCATCAATGCAGATTTACATCAGGGCAGGTGAAACAATTGTCCCTACTGGCGGCAACGTACAGGACTTTGAGCAAGGTGTTGCAGAAACAGCGGCTCTTGAGGCTGTGAGCGTCGCACCTAAGCCTAGGAAGAAAACCACTGCCTATCAACGCAAGTACAAGAAAGCCTTCGCATCTGTAAAGGGTAAGTACAAACTTAAGAATGGCAAGTGGAAGAAAGACGGTTTCAAGAACGCAGTTAAGGCGGCTCATAGGATGTGTAAGTGATGGCTCTGTCGATAATTAAAGAAACAATTGAAATTGATTCACTCATGACTGATGGTGCTGGTAATGCTTTCATTACCAAGCGAATAAATCTTAGAGAAGGCCGAATGCACTCTTTGCTCCAAGTTGATATGTTTCAAGATAGGTGGCCGACCTTTGACCAAACCACTCCTTCAAACGCAGTTGTTGAAGTTGTAGTTAGTGCATATCCTTCAATCCCTACAAACATGGACTTTTCTCCACAATATGGAGGCCGACCTAATGCGTATGTTGCTGCTGGTGATGATTCTGTTATGTTTAAGGAAATCCGTCAAGTGTTCGATCAAGAAAGAATTGTTTCATTTAGAACAGACGGCCAACAGTTTCCATCTCCAGAGATAGCTGCACAAAACAAAACATTCTTTTACACAGATCATGTCTACATCAATTTAGTATGGAGAGGAGCAATAATTAGCGAATATTCTAACCTTGCATTCTCGTTTTTATTAGTCTTAGATAGCAAAAACGTCCCAGTATTAACTCATTCACTAGGTGTTCTTGCTGAATCCCATGATGCAATGTGTGCGACATTGATGTCAAATGGGCACATGACAAGCCTTGCCATACTTCGAGGTAACACATTTCCAATGTGGCGGTTTGGTGGAATTCGTCCTGAACACATGGTTAATCCGATTGCTGCAAACGCATATTTCCTTCCAGTCAATACAAGAGATGCGGAAACTATGACAACAACACCAGGGATTCGACAAGCAGTTGCAGATTCAAGACAAATGAGTGCATTTGACGCACCATTTGGAGATCGTAGACCTGCTTGGTTTAGAATGAATCTAAATTCTGGAATCGTTGCCGGACCTGTTCGAGATCAATGGCCCCCAATTAAACACGCAGATAACGGAAACGTAAGAATGCTCTAGGTGATAATATGCAAGAAGAAACCCCAATTGAAGAAAAGAAAACCCCAACTACAAAATTCGCTGAGTGGCTTATGGCTCGAGCTGA